CTGCCGATGCTCGTACGCCACTAAGAGAAGTTTGAGAGTCTTGCATGATGTGGTCTTTTTGTCTAACAAGTTGGTCATATCGTACTTGCATTATTTTTGTTTTGCAAGCGCGAATCACAAACGAGTATGACAAATTTCACATCACGCGGGAGGATACCCATTTGGAGGGGGGGGCCACTTCAAACCGGTCTACATGGGGTTACACCCCATACCCCGCTAGTCCTATGCTGGCCTGTACTGGAATGGCACTTCGGCGCCACAGATTCGGACCAGCTCAGACAAACAAGAATCAATGGAGCTGTAGCTTTTAACAGACCCGCGAAAAGTGTTGACAGATATTAAAGATCCGTCTTTAAACACAGCGAACAACTGATAACCATTTGAGAAGAAAGGCATTACACAAAATGAAGCAATATTTCCGGCAATGAAAAAGTCCCTTAATCGGTTAACTGTCATTGCATTAGGTATGTTTTGCATAGTGGACACTCCCGCAAAACCACAATATACAGGCGAAGAAGAAGAAAGTTGCAAATCAAATCTTTTTGACTTCCAATAAAACAACGATTTCGCGCAGGTTTTTTGAATCAGATTCACTAACAGGAACCGGGAAAAGGGTGAACCTGGAGTTAGTCTTAGTCGCTGTGGATTCATTCAACCCAGCGAAAACCAACAGCTCCCCCTCGGTAGCCTGTACCTTAGATTGAACTGATCGCTTCAACAAAGTAGGTGAATTATTAACCCCGGTGTCAGTACGAACAAAATCGGAAAGTGTTTGTGAAATTTTCACATACACCCCACTGCGCCTAATCGTTGGCTCGACCTCAAAAATGACCCCGGCTGAACGGTATTCAATAGACTGAGTTTGGTTTCCTCCATCGGTAAGGGTAGTGGAGGCCAACACTGGAACCTCAGAACCTATTTCCACTTTTGCTACTTCACCAGATTGGACCACCACAGAAGGACTGGAAATCAACGAAAACCGGCTGTCAGTGTCCAGCATTGAGATTGCCGCAGAAAGCCCACCAGCCCCAAGCGAGAGCGAAAACGGCAAACCAGAAGGCACGACGTCCAGCTCAAAATTTGAATTGAAGAACTGCGCGAGTACTTGCAGTGCAGATTGATTTGAATGCGACTTGCTGACCTCAATCACCGCTGCGCTAATGTGAATTTGTTGAATTGGAACGTCCAACAGAGTGACGAGCTGATCGAATGCAGTCACATCGTTTTGACTGCCTGAAAAAATCAATACATCGGACACGGATTGAGACTGGCCAAGCACGGATGTGGCGCTTGCTTCGGTATTCGACTCAATCAGATTGCCGCCTTGGTTTTGCCTGCCCAGTGCGCTATCGATCAAACGCCTAAGTGAATCGGCAGGCTGATACTTTGGAAAGTAGGTACGAAAAAATTTCGGCTGTTCAGCCTTCGCTGCCTGCCTCAGGAACACAATCCCACTTTCTCGCTGCACGACAAAGCCCACGTCTTTGAGATAACGCTCAAATAATGCTTTGGCCTGAGTGGGTGAGTCAGTAACCAGATCGAGCGTTACGACCGATTGAGACGCATCGAAATCAGGTGAAAGGATGTAACTCTCTTTGTCAATTTGCCCGTAAATAAGCCGCGCAGCTTCCACTATTGGAAGTCGATCAAAGCGCAGTGAAACTGGCTCACTTTTGGCCGCTAATGGTAGCAGTGCCATCCATAAAACTACTATTATTTTTTGCATCATTTTTCCTAACCTCAGTTGTATAAAGCCTTCCATCCGGTGAGAACACCTCAACCGTGAGGGGCGTAATTTTTGCTGCTGGTGGATTCAACAAAATGGATTCATTGGTCACAATCACCGTGCCAGACGGTGCTGAGACGAACGCGCGAATTTTTCCATTAACCTCGAAATCGGGAGCCGGAGCCTTAGAGTTAATGCGAGAGTCCGGGATATTTTCCTCCGCTCGTAACTCCGATGTTTGCTGCTCAGGCGATTCAGCACTCGTCATTTTTGAAAAGGACGAAATGCCGAACCACAACACGGCGATAAACAGCAACACACCAATGGGCACACCGTATTTAATGCCGGGATGGTTCAGAATATTGCCGCGTTGATCGATGTTTTCCTCTTTTGCTTCTTGGCCTTCCTTTTTGAGTGAATGGCTTGAATACATCGGGAAAAACTTCGGATCATAGGTACGGAAAAACTGCCTCAAGGGTTTGTCGTCTCGCCCTTGCGCACCTGAATACACATCAATGCGGTATTTGGTGGCAGCTCCAATCATCGTAAGCTTGGTCATTCGGAACGTTTCTTCAACGACACGGCGCACAGGTGGCCCGACGTCCATAATGTCCTGCGTAACCAGCGCTAAATCGCTCGACACGCCGTTTTCATCGAGCATGTGACGATGCATCCTGACGAAATTCAAAACGCGATCATGGGGCCGCCTAAACCCTTCCCAGAACCGCCAAATTTCATCAAGGCACACCAAGTCACCCGGAAGCATAAAACGCGCATCGCGGGTGCTTAAATCGTCTTTATCAGTGAGCCAAAATTGCGGGTCAAGAACGGCGTCATGGTTAACTGAAATTAGTTCGCCGATTTGGTTCTCTGGAATGTCTTTTTCTTCGATCAAATAGGACTTGATTACATCGAATTGCAGCCCGGCAATGTTTGAAATGACTCGACGACCACGGCCAAGAGCTGGAACGATGACATTGGAAACCACTTCATACGATTTGCCGGAACCCATCAAACCGACGTAGGTTTTGATGGCCATGTCAGGACAACATCAACGCAACGAGGGCGGCAACGAACAACCAAGAAAACATTTCGTCCATGTCCATATTCCCCCCAGGTTATCCGATCACCGGAAGGCGACGAATAAGAAAACGAGCGATGAGCGCAGAGCCCACAATTTGCAACCCGAAATCGAGCCGGGCCAGTGCAGCGAAGAAGAAAAAACCCTCCGGCATACCACCTAAAGCAGCGTTGAACGCCGAAAGGTCGAGAAAGGGCTGAACGAGACCAATGGCCATTGGAACCACAATGGCCATGAGTGCGAACACTAGACCGACCATGAGTGCCTTACCGAAAATCGAAGAGGCCAAAAAAGAAAGCAGACCTGAAAAAAGTGCGGGCATGAATTACGCCTCCAAAACTGTGCGGAACGCTAGCAGCGTCCAGAATGCTGTAAAAATCGCATAGAACAAAGCGTTGAAATCGACGATAAGTTGACAGTGATGGTCGATATAAAACGACTCTCCGAGAGCGTCAAATTGCCAAACCGGGCAAGTCGCCCCGGCTGTATTGATTGTGGGTAACACACCATCAAAGGTGGACCCGAACCACGGCATTTCCTGATCGTCTACGACAGGGGTCTGGACTTCACCTTGGACCAGTGCATCAACGGCGGATGCCACAGTAAGGGCAGCTTGAGCAGCTTCACCAGTTCGCGCGTAATCCGTCGGAAATTGAATTTGTCCGCCTGTGCCCGGTGATGTAGAACCATCAGGAGCTGGGTTCTGCTGTGCATTTTGAACAGGAACATAACCTGAGATTTGACCTGTTGAAGTTTGCGGAATTCCAGTTACTTCGCCCTGATAGTAATTCTGTGAATGACTCTGAGCTACACCGCCTGAATCGATATTCATATTGGTCTGGCGGACTTGGCCTGTAGAAATTTGGGTGTACTCAGTGATCGCTAAAGATCCGTCCGGCTGGGGATCAAGTTTGGCGACATTGAACTCCCCTGACGAGCTTTGATATTGAATATAAGCGGTGCCATTATCGTAGGCTGGCGTAGACGAATTGCCCCCGGCTGCCGCCTGATAATCAGCGTCGGTGGTTCGAGGAGCATAACCATTTCCAGACAAATCCACCTGCAAACTGCCGTTTGTTTGCGTGGAGCTGAATTCGCTTTCATACGACGTCGAAAAATCCGACCTTATATAACCGATATTCGACCCTTCAACTCGATGGTGATATACGCGCTTTTTTCCGGGATTTTCGCCGTCGCAGTTGTGATTAAGAAACTGAGGAGCAGGGATAGCGATACAGTTTCCTGAAGCATAACTTGAACTTGTCATTCCAGACTGCCCAGGGCACATCACACCTTTGCTAGTAGCGTTTGGATAGTCAACGTGAAAGCGTGCACACCTAGCGCCAGCAGGGTAAGTAGGGCTGTCACCCACAACAACCTCCGTAATCGGTGTACCGGGAATTGGTGACTGAGTAGGGGCGCCGAAGGTGTAAGTATTGTCACCAGAGGCGATTGTTCCAAACACGATAGCAGAAACGGCTATCCCGACAAGGTTAACTGCGGCGTTGATTCCCGCTGATGCTCCAGAAGCGGCCACCACTTTAGCTGTGCCGATTGCGACGACAGGTGCAATGGCTCTAGCAGGAAACATACAAATTAAAGCGAGAGAGCAGAACAAAACAAATTTTTTCATACGCCCTCAAAGCCTTTAACGAACATGTAAGCGCACTCCATGCCCCAAAGTGCACAAACGATCAACCAGAGTTCCGATGGAAAAGCCATAATTCAATCCAGAAAAAGGAAGGGGGCACTTGGCCCCCTGTCCACATCGAACGATTAACCGCCCTTTACTGCTGCGCGTACAAACTTGTATGCCTTCCATGCGCCGTGGATAAGCAAAACACTGGTGCCGATTGCGAACATCGTTCCAGTTACCAGAGAAAAATCAACGCCTGCTACCAGTGCGTCCAATGCCAATTGATCCATGTGGACCTCCGAAAAAATGAGGGACTAAAAGCAGCGTCAAGCCTCCCTCAAAAACTTGACGACTGTTCCAATGACCTTTCCCACCAACCACAAAAAAACTGAGGAAGTGAAAAAGAAGAAAAACAATTTGGTCGCCATTTCTACGTCCACCGGCGCAGAAATAGCTTGAAACGCCTCGTACTCAGCTTGAGTAATGACAACACCTTCCGTGTATTCGACACGCTGCCCATTGGGGCAAGGGTCCACCATGGAAACCTTAGTACCGTCGATGCAAGTGAGTACGATCATCAGTTACGCACCCTTGCCTGTGATTGGCGTACATTTTGTGTACGTGACTTGCATTCCCTTGCGGTTAGAGACCATCTTAAAATCGACTTCACACAAGCAGGGAAAAGGGGTTGGGTAGATCGACACGAGCGCTTTTGTGAGCTCAGGCTCAGCGCGTGCTGACACCGGACACTCTCCCACAATGCCTTGGTCCTTATTGCCTTCGGCCTGAATGAAAAGAAGTGACGTAATGCCTTCGTTGTCATCCATTTTCCATGGATTGTGCTGCGCGCCATAAACCATCAATTTCTGAGACATTTTTTAAACTCCTTGAAGTGCGGAAAACCCGCGTAAGATATTGGCCCGAAATTCGGGCAAGTCAGGGACCTGCATATGGGCATAACGAGCCAACCGCGCAGGGGTACGGTTATCTTTTCTAATCAACGAAATCACTTCTGAATCGGTAAAAGAAAGGGAATTTCTGAGGTAATTCACAAGTGCGCCGCACTGAACGATTGCATGCTTAACCGCTTTGTCCAATGAAGCAGACACTTCATTTTTAATGGTACGAATGCGCTCTCCAACCATTTGTAGAATAGTTTGCGTAACTGGGTATTGAGCAGCTAAATATTTGGCTGGGTCTATGAGAATGTCAGTTGGAATGCAGCGGTCTCTACTGAGGATTTCAACCTCAAACCGTGTCCAGGCACTGAACTTGTTTCCGAGCTGACGACCTTTTTCATAGACGCGGCACACCTTCCCGTTTTTCCGAGCGCCAATGTACAAGGTACGGCCGAGGCCCTGCTCTGGCATATGCCAATCACCGGCACAAGTCGTCTTGGGCATCTTGTTTGTCAAACTGAATTGGCCTTCTCGGTGCCACTGAACAGCCTTATCAACGCTGATAAGCGACCCTTTGTAATCGTCAATGGCCAAGTCACAGCGAGTAATTTTTGCGCCTATAGAATCGATTAGGCATTGAACTTCGGAAAAGTCCCGAATAAGTGAACAGCCAGTACCGTCGATCTGAAGCAGAACTTTTCCACGCTGAGAATCACCTCCACGGTAAAACTTCGCAACCATGGACGCGGACGCGCCGTTTGTCGAAACCCAGAACCGTGAGCTATGCTTAAACCCGAGACCGCCATGGCCTAAATCCTCGGCGTGTATCTTTTTTCCCATCCACTTAGATAGGAGGGCACAAATTTCAGCCTCCATAGGAAGCCATGAAGCGGTCTCATCCCAAGTAAACGAAAGCCAATCAACAAACACCGGGGAAAGTTCTTCCGGTTCTGCCACATGTTCCTCTAAAGTTTCGGAATTCCGTTCCCCCCGTCTTACAGTACGGGGGGAGTCCGAATCATCGGCCAGCGTGCGCTGACGCGCACGCTCTGCCGATGCTCGTACGCCACTAAG